TTCTCCTCGGGTTGTCGGGGTCAGGCCAGCGGGTCGGCCGTGGAATAGTGCAGCACCACCGGGATCACGGCGGCTTTCAGGCTGGACGCGCCCTCAACGGGCAGATCGACAGGTTGCGGGGCTTCAGCTCCGATCCAATCGCAGAGGCCGCCCAGCGTTCGTTCCTCGGCGAGCGCTGCGCCGATGCTGGCAGTCAGCATGGCGAAGGCCGCGTCTCGGTTGGCGCCCTGCACGGCTTCCTCGATTTCGGCCCGGTGCTGGTAGTGATAGGCAAGAGGCGACAGCGTCACTTCCGGTTCGCCTGGTTCACCGTCGCGCAGGATCAGCAGGCCAGCAGCTGGGACGCGCTCGGGCAGCACTTCCCCTCTGAGGACAATAGCGGGCAACACCGAAAGCCGCGTGTGCAGCGCGGTGAGGATGGTTTCGCGTGAGGTGGGCATGATTCTCTCTTACGCTTGCTCAAAAATTGTTCCACCCACTATGGTGAGTTTGATGCCGAAGGCGGCTTTATTGAGCGCCATCAGCCTCGCCGAATGAAGAAGGGAAACCGATGAAATCAGAAGAATACCCGAAACTGTTGCGGCTGATGGAAAACGAAGATCTCTGGCAGCACGTCAAGGATTTTGATGGTCTTCTGGATCGGTCCAAGTCTCGGCTTCCGGTCGACGAGGGCGAAAGCGAAACGGTTAAGATCGCCTACCTGTTGCACGAACTAGCCTTTGCTCATTTCTTTTCGACGCTAGTTTTTCGCTTCAAGACACGCGAGATTGCGCGAGGAATTTTTGACGCGGAAACTCAGGGCAATCTTGTTGTTTTGTTCAATCTAGCGCGCGCATTTATGGAGCACACAGCATCGCTGGCGTTCCAGAATCAAGCTCTTGAGAAGGCCGTTTCTGACATCGAGTCAAAGCAGCTTTTTGATCAGGTTGATCGCGCCATCCGGAAACATCGCAAAATCGTAGATCGAATTTACTACGGAGGCGAAAGCGGCCCGAAGGATGCCAAGCGGCTTCACACGAACGACTTGATCGAAGCGCTGGCCAAGGTCGATAAACGCGCAGCCAGTGACTATGCAACCCTATGCGAGTTTGTGCACCCGAACTACGGAAGCAACCTCCTCGTCTCAAGTGGCGAACTCTCATCCGGGTCCATCGGGATCCCATCAGGGTCATTGACCAAGGAGTTGTCCTTGGCACGCGGCGCAATCGAACGATGCGCCGCACTCGACTGGGATCTTGTTATCAGCGGCACTCGTCATCTCTCGAAGATCGAAAACTGGATAACGATAGCAAGCACAAACGGAGCAAAGCTATCGCAGTTGTTTTCTGTGCGGGTTGGCCACTCAGGCGACGGTAAATCCAAGGATACGGCGATCTTCTTCAAGAAGGCGCGCACTCACAACGAGGCAATACAAGCCTTTTACAAGTATCTTGAGCAGCAAGAAATCGAGTTTCATGAACGGCGCATAGCTGCTGTCGAAGACGGGTACCTATTTGATATCGTGCTGACGGACAAAGGTCCTTTATGGGTCAAATATCAAATAGCGGAATAGGCCCCGAAAATGAACTTCAAGGCTATGTAGATAGCCGCCCCTCTACCCAGCTAGCCACGATCAGCCCTGGTATCGCCGCCTGCGCGCGCTCTGCATCCCGGGCCAGGTCCATCCGTTTCGCCAGCTTCACCTGCGGCACCAACAGAAAGATCGGCACCGTTGACTTGCCTCGACCCGTCTTGGACCGTGACGCAACGCCAAGCCCGCGACTGTTCAACCGCCCGTCAGCCACCAAGAGGCTCGGGCCGCGTCGACGAAAGACGAACCGCAGGCGTAACCCCCGGCGCCGTTCCCACTCGCCCGGTGTAATGCGTCCGCCTTTAAGGCCTTTGCCAGCCGCAGTTGTCGGAATGGCCAGCCAAAACCCGTCCTTCGAGCGGATCAGCGGGCCCGTGTCATGCGCCCCGACAATCTCTGGCGCCTTGGACCAGACAAGCGCGGCGGCCTTCAAGCTGTCACCAGCCTTGGGATAGGTCTGGCTCCGGATCGAATTTGCGAGACGTCTCCCTAGACCCGCCTGTGTGATCTGTCCACGCCAAGCGGATTTCAGGTCCGTGCCAGCTTCCCGCATCGCGGCGCTGACGGCTTTTTCGCCGGCCTTGATCTCGGCGGCCATCGAGGCGACGAGGTCAGGTGTGATGTCGAGGCCAAGCTTCATGCTGGAGCCAGCTCAATCGTCCAAATGAGTCGCTCGCGATCGCGGCGCGGCTCGCCTTGAATGAGAAAGGTTTCATCCCCCATCAATATCTGCTCCTGCGGCCGAGGGTCTAGAATATCCGCCACCCGAACATCGATGCGGGTGGTGTCCGACATGAGCCGCGCCGACCCGAATTCTGTGATCTCGTCGGGCCGGCGCAGGATGCCCCGGGCACGGGTGAACTGCCCCTCGCTGTCGCGATGCCAGATCTCGACCGAGATGTTCGGATCGGCAAAGAGCACACCCAGGGAATCGGCGAAGGCGGTCATCAGGTCCGCTTGGCCGAGCGCAACACCTGCGGCCGGGTGCAGATCGGCAGCGGGTTGCTCTCGATCTCGAGCCGCACCCATTCATCCCGGTCGCGGTCGGGGATCATGCGCGCATAGAGCGGCAGGCCGAGCGTGTTCACCGTCTCGAACGTGTCGGCCGGGGCGTAGTAGATCTCGAAGAGCCCCTCGACGCCTTCGGGATAGAGATACGCCTTGTCAGTCGGCACACCAAAGCCAAGCCCGCCCCGATAGCGACGGAAGGTGATGCCACCAAAGCTGACCTCTTCGCCCACGCGGCCGCGCAGATCTGCCGCCGCGGCAGTGTTGAGATAGGTCTCGCGCACCTCCTTGTGGGCCACGAGGTCTGCAAAGAAAGCCGAGCCGCATTCTGCGCGCAGCTGAACCTGACCGGCAGCCAGCCCGCCAAGGCTGTCCTCCACGCTCTCGATCATCGCCTGGCAGCGCTTCCTGAGCGCGCCCGAGGCAGGGGTTGCATTGTCGAGATCGAAGTCGACCTCCGCGGCCGGCGTGATGCCGAACTCGGTATAGTAGTTGATGACGGTCGCGCCGTCTTTCGGGTCCTTCACTACGCCTTGGATGCCGTTGAAGAGGTGGAATTCGAAAGTGGCCTCGGCGTCGTTGCGGAGCCGGCCCATCTTGCGGGCGACTTCGATTTGCACCTGCTGGGTCGCCGTTTCCGAACCGAAGTCGCGGATGGCCTGAATTTCAGAGGCCCAAAGCACGTCCTGCTTCTTGAACTGACGGCAGACGAAGGCGCGCATGTCGCGCCGCTCGGGCACCTGTTGTTCATACGCCGAGCCACGTTCCGAGAACGGGATCAGCGACAGCGTGCCATCGCGGCTTTCGATCATCACGGTACGCTGGCGCACGCCGCGCGACCCAAAAAGGCCAGAGCCAGACAGGATCGCCGGTTTGAAGGGGATGTTTTCCAGAGCCCGGGTGAGCTCGATGATGCTGAAGGCGTCGCCCTCGAAGATGTCCATGGTTGCCATGTGTGGGAATCCTTATGTCAGAGGGCTCAGCGCAGGATGATGCCAAGCGCGGCCAAAGACGTGGTGGCGGCGGTGATCTGCGCCTCGGTTGCGCCGTCGGGCCAGACGAGTTCATGCTGGTTCACAAGAGCCGGGCCCCGCAGCACGACAACGCCAGGCGCATCGACCGCCGAGGCATCGACCCCGGCCCAAAGAATGCCGACAGCATTCTGACTGCCATTCGTGGCGGCGGGCGCGAGGCCAGTGTATTTTCCGCCCGTGGTGATCTTTCCGAGCACAGTGCCAGGCTCGAGCTTTCCAGCCCCGGACGCGATGGTAACGGTTTCTCGGGTGTAATCGCGCGAGGTTTCCCAGACGAGGAAGCCGCCCGCGTGTTTGCCTTCAGTGAGCGTGGTCATGATGCGTTAGCCTTTCGTCTTGAAGGTGCGGGCGATCACATCGCCCCAGGATTGGGTGGTGGCCGCGCGCCCAGGCTGGGCATGGGCAGCGGTGATGTCGGGGGTGGCTTCGGCCTTTGCCGCGAGAAGGCGGTTGCGGACCTCATCGAGACCCACGTCTTCTTCGAGGAACCGGCCTGCCATCTGCGGCTGGCCCGCGAGCCTGCAGAGATCGATCACGGCCCGCGCATGGGCGATGGCCTCGGCGCGAACGGATGCGGTGTCGGTCATTGTCACTTCGCCCGCATCTTGGCTTGGCGCGTCTGCAGCGGGGTGTTCAGGGTCAGGCTGGGTGTTGGCGTCTGCAACACCCTCGATCTGCGGCTCCGTCGCTAGAGGTTCACCGGGTTCACTTGCCGCCTCGACTACTTCCGGCGGCGCGTTGCGGAAGCGCGCCACAT